TGAGCTGCTATTTCTCCTGTGTTCTTCAATCTTATCGGAATAAAGATGAATTCCACTGCTTTTACTGGTTCGATTGCAACATCAACATACAGTTCATTTCTGTCGATTCTTGCTGGTGTGTTGTTTGTTTCGTCACACACAACAGCAAAGTCAAACAGTGCTCTTTGTGATGTTAATTCTAACAAGAATGATTCAATTGCTTGTTTGATTTCGTTTCTTGTTAATGCATCATTTGGTTCAAATATAAATGGTCTTGCAATTTTGTCTAGTTGTAATCTTGTGAATGCAACCAATCTTGCAACATTTATTCTATCAAGTGCTGATGCTGTGAGTTGTCTTGTTTTTTGTCCAAACGCAACAAGTCCTGAACCTGTAACAAAAGATATTGGGTTGATGTTCACTGAATACAATGAATCTCTCAAACCTTCTGCTACTGCTGTGGTTTCAAATTCACCTTCTGCATTGATGTAACCAACTGATGATGCATTGTCGATTGCTCCACGTCTTACACCGGCTGGTGCAAACCATGGAAACGCTACTTGATCATTAAATGCAATTGTTCTCAGCATCATATGTGACGGTGGTACAGCAATTGATTCGCCTGCTAAGTCTGTTGTAAATCCTGATGGATAATAGACTCCTGTGAATGAGTTGGATGATACTAGACCATCTTCACCATTGTCGGCTGCGCCTGCTGTGTTGTTTGCCCAGTTTGTCACTTCAGTTGATGTTGGTGCTAATCTAAATGGAGTATCACCTACAACAAATGCAGTTTCTTTTCTGTCAGCGTTTAGAGTTTCTAGATTTGTAATCAACTCTGGATATCCTGGAGCTGCAAGTAGATTAAATTCTCTCTGCTCTTCACGTAATTCAGTGGTTGATTCTACAGTTGATTTCATTGCTTCTACAATGATGTTTCTCTGTGCTTTTCTTCCCATGTATGGAGCACCGTTGGCTTTTAGACCTGATGCAGTTACCCAAGCATCTGTTTCAGTAGGCAGTGTTGGATATTCTGTTGTGCTTGGGAAGTTTGTTCTTGTAAAGTATTTAGATTTAAATTGCTTTACGTTGTAACCAGATCTTCTTAGGTTAAATCCTAACATTCCTTTTGGGTACAATGCTGAATCTGGAGCATCTACATCTGTATATGTAGAAGTAAGAAGATCAGTAATCAAAGTTTCAGTGCTGATGATATCTTTAGTACCATCTGAGTGATAACGGAAGTCTGCAAACAAAATTCCATCTTGTGATGTTTGGTCTGTGTTGTCAATTAACACCCATTCTTGGCCTGATGTTTGTGATGAATCGTATCTGTATAATTTTGGATAGTTTTCTAAGTCTGAAGAATCTAACCATAGATCACCATCAACTAGTGCTGTGCCATCTGATTGTGTAGTTGGCTCTGTTGCAGAAATCTGTGGACCATTTGGATCAGTCGCAGATAAATCAAAACCTCTAGCATCTGATGATACATTTTGATATCCTGTCCATGCACTGCCGTTGTGTATCAAGATGTCAACTTCGTCAACTGTGGTGTTGTACCAATATTGATCGTTTGCTGGATCTTTTGTTGGTTCGTTTACACTTTGAATTGGTGTGTATGTTGTTCCGGAATCTGGTGTGTTTTCAACCGGAGTCCAATTGGAAGCAACATGTCCATAACCAGCTGTAGAAATTACAGTTGAAAAATCATCTTTATCACCTGCAGGTGCTGTGAAAAGGTGTGCAATTTTTTCTGATGATAGGTTTAAATTTCCTCCATATGTATTAGCATATGTGTTGTTAAATCCAAGATCACTCATCACAGTGTCGTTGTCTGTAAAATAGATTTGTCCACCTTTTGTGTGTCTTACTGTGATACGTTTTGATGTTGAATCGTATTCTGCTTCAATGTTTTCGAAACCTGCTGCCGAAATAGCAGATACAAAATCGTCTGCATCTGTAGCTGAAGATCCAATGGATACTGTCTTTTGGTTCAACAATCCGCCACCTGTTGGAGATGTAGATGCAATATCTAGAATAGTTTCTGCCATTCTAATTGTTACTGTACCTCCGTTGGTAAATGCAGCTGTTTTGTCAGAAATTTTATTAGATACTATTTCTGTAGATGCTCCAGCACCTCTGCTTCTAACAAAAGCAACATAGTCTATTAATTCACCACTATCTCTAGTAGAATCATCCCATTCATGCTCAGTTGTGTTTACTTGTACAAACACATCGTTTGTTGTTAAATTTGAACCACCACCTGCTCTATCTAATTGTTGTAAAGCTTGTTCCTGTGTTTTATACACAGGTGCATTGACTGTTTCGAAGACGCCAGTTGTAGTTGAATATTTTTTTACCACAATGTTCGCACCACCATTTGGTTCGGTAGTTTGTATCCAAACAGAACCAGATGGTCTTGGTCTTGTGTCAGTTGATCTAAAACCGTGATCTTCTGTGTGTTGACCTACAAATACTTTTGGAGGATTGTGTCTGTTAGATGTACCTGTTGATATGCCACAATCTGCAAATGGTGTTCCTGAAGTGTCTTCTAATTCAAGAGCTGCCACAGCAAGTGTGGATGAGTCAGCACCTGATGCCACTGGGATAGAATATAATTCTAATTTTCCATTTACGGCTGCAGCTGCCACACCTTCAATGCCTGCTGAATTAATTGCTGATGCAAATGTTGCCACTGTAGTTCCTATTGATGTAACAGTGTTTCCGTTAATTGTAACAGATTCAGAGTTTGTCAAAGTTGGATTTGTGACTGTGCCTCTCACAGTTGGATGTGCAGAAGACCATGAACCGTCTTTGGTTGCTGATGAAGCTGAACCAACCTGTACCCATGTGTTAGAACGAGTTTTGTAGTATAATCTATTGTATGGGTTGGTAGCCACAACAGCATAATCGCCTTGTGAACCTTTTGTTGCCTTGGGTGCATTACCTGTTACATCATCTGTTGATGTGATGTAGATAGGTGTTTTTACTGTGAATGATTGTGTTGATTCATTCCATTCTTTGATGCCCCATGATGAAGCAGTGAGATCTAACCAATAGAAACCATCATTGGGTGTGCCACCAGGTGCACCTGCTGATCCTTCTAGTTGTGCTAGGTCTACGTTTGCTCTGATCACAAATGCTCGGTTGGCAATGCCAAGGAAGGAGTAAGCTGCCTGAAGTCCATATTCGTTCAGTTCATAGCCTTGGATTGGTGTGCCTGATGCATCTGTATAAAATTCCGGATTACCGAAAGTTTGTGTTAATTCTCTCTGTGATGAAATTAAAAATATTTCGTTTGCGTTTGTGCTCAGTGTACCAGCAGCTGTTCCTGTGCCGGTTCCTGAAGTTTTGTTTTGAGCAGTTGCTACCACTACTAGTGGAACTGCTCCAGGTATACCTGGTACATAGAATGATTCATCTACTACGGTTACCTCTACTCCTGGTGATATTAATGCCATTTGTCGTTACTCCTTGTTGTGAATATTTATTGGTCTTGGGCTGATTTTATAGTGTATATTTGTCGAATTTAAAGAGTGTAGAAAAGGTATCTATAAATATCTACGTGCTTAATGGAAATGGATCAACAAGACCACTGTGTCAAGAGTGTAAAAGCAAGCCAGCTGCTTACAACTACCGTCGTGGAGATAAAATTTATTATAGGAAAAAATGTGATGCATGTATTAGGAGATCTGCAACATCAACTATTACAACTCCTGCGTGGCAACGATCTGGTTACGCAAAGAAAAAGTCTTGCGAAATGTGTGGATTCAGTGCAAGGCACCCGCATCAACTTGATGTTTACTATGTTGATGGAAACATGACAAACAACAACAATAACAATTTAAAGACTGTGTGTGCAAACTGTAACAGGTTATTACATGTCAAGAAACAAGGTTGGCGTCAAGGTGATCTTGTATCAGATAATTAATTTTTTCTTGTAAAATTTTTACTGAATCGTTATTTGATATCACATGCTCAAAATCTGAATGTGCCCATGCCCACTCAGATGGATGCACATCATCAGGCTTCACTCCGTGATATTTGTAGTGATCAAACCATTGTGGGTTTTGACCTCGCTTGACACACCAAACCGAACCACCTATTGATTTGATCATGTCAACTTCGTTAGGAAAGCGTGTGTCTGGAATCACCCAATTTGTTGTCGGATTTTCTTGGATTCGTTTCTTGACCAAACTGACCCATATACCATCATAGAATCCTTGTCGCATGCATTCTGTACCAAATACTTGAAGCACATATCTGGGTGTGATTTCTCTGCCCAATTCCTGTGACCAAAATGAATCAGGGCGTTCGCGCCAATCTCGAGATTGTGGTGTAATGCCTTCCAGCATTGGTCTGGGCCAATCAAACATCTCTGCCACAGCATCTTTGAGTTTGTCTGCAAATGATATCTTTTGGAATGAATGTTGATCAATAAGATAGTCAGCCACTGTGCCCTTGCCAGAACCTATCAGTCCACATATGCCTATGATCATTAAAACAATTATACGAAAATTTTAGCCAATTGTAAAGGACAAAGGTGTACCACCTTCTGCGTAGTTGCCAATTTCTTGTTCCAACTTCTGCATTTCGTTGACTGCTTCATTTTTAAGAGCATCACCATTTAAGCCTGCACCACCCTGTGGACCAGCAATTGTGGCAAATTTTGAACGAGCTTCGCCCAGTGTATATTTGGCGACAGCCAAGGTGTATTCTCTGATCCAAGGTTTGGCATAGATGTCTGACAATAATATAAAGTCTGGACGATAGTTGTACTGTTCGATCAGCACAACTTCTTTGTGTCGCTGACGTCTAAAGATGTTCAATCTTCTTGTGGGTTGGTCAAATTTGAAGTTGATGAATCCACCAAACATGCGAGCAACCAATTCTTGATATCCAGCAAACATGTCATATGTGGCTAAACCGCCAATTCTACCTGTCTGCAGTAGATACACATTAGTGTATGCCAATTCAAAAGGATCAAAAGCAGTGCCACCTTCTGATGATGATGCACCACCCACTGTTCTTCTGTAAATTTTCGATACATTGATCACTTCTGCTGGCAGAGTGTACTGGGTTTGATTTTCACGCAATTCTAAAAAACCATATGACTCTTCAACTGAATTAGAAGATCTTTGCCTGAACTTATCAACTGCTGTTACAAAAGCATTATCCAGGTGTTTTGGATCAAGTTCTACTTCAATCATGCCATCGCCTAGACGTGTCTTTACATAATCAAAAATTTCCTGTTTGGCTGAATTGACTTGTGAATCTGTGGCTTGTGTTTGTGCAGTATCTGGCATCACATGTATTTATAGTGCCATAAATATACAAAATGCCAAGACTGTCTTTGTTCAAACCTGAAAAAGGAAATGATTTTGCTTTTATAGATCGCAACATTTCTGAAATGTTCCAAATTGGTGGCACAGATGCTTATATTCACAAGTATGTTTCACCTAACGATCAGGGTGAACTCAACGATGCCACACAGCCTGAAAGATCAGGTGATTCACTAGATGAATTAGCAATCCAGGACATGCTGTTTCTAGAAAACAGAGATCGCAAGTATGATCCAGATGTGTATCACACTCGTGTGATTTATAATGTGTCAGACATTGATTTTGATCTGTCACAGTTTGGATTGTTCCTACAGAATGATCAACTGTTCATGACATTTCACATTCGTGACATTGTGGAAGCACTAGGCAGAAAAATCATGGCAGGCGATGTAATCGAATTACCACATCTCAAAGATGATTATTCACTAGACACATCTGATACAGAAACGCTTAAAAGATACTATGTGGTAGAAGATGTCAGCAGAGCGGCAGAAGGATTTTCTAAAACATGGTGGCCACACTTATACAGAGCAAGAGTGAAAGGCATCACTGATGCACAAGAATTTAGAGATATACTAGGCAACGCTGATGAAAACACATCACAAAAAACTCGTGACAAAGATTTAGAAATCAATCAAGCAATCATTGATCAAGCAGAATCAGATGCACCACAGAGTGGTTATAACACCAAACAATTACATGTGATGCCTACAGATGAAGAAGGTCGAGTGGCACTTGTGACTGTTGATGACGATGACATGAAGACAGACACAGGCCACATCAATGTAGATAAGGTTTATCAGTCACCAACAGCTAACGGATATTTGGAAGGATATCTCACAGGTGATGGTATCCCAGCCAATGGCGAAACATACACAGCGGCAACATCCTTTCCATCAAATCCTATTGAAGGTATGTTTGTGTTAAGAACAGATTATTCACCCAACAGGTTGTTTAGGTATGATGGCAGACGTTTTGTAAAAATTGAAGATAATGTGAGACAAACTATGACACAAACCAACACACGAAACACACAGAAAACTGGATTCATTAATAATTCAAATCAAACTGTATTAGATGATGGATCATCAACAACTCCAGAAAGAGTTGCACTGAGCAAATTGTTAAAACCACAGGCAGATAATTAATGGAACACTTTTATGATGCTCAAATAAGAAGATACATTCTACAGTTTATTAGAATGATGTCAAACTTTTCTTATGTCACAGGCAAGAACTCCAAAGGTCAATCAGAAACACTTCAGGTGCCAGTCAAGTATGGAGACATGAGCAGGCAGGTTGCCCAGATCATTAAGAAAGGATCTGAGAATACACTAATAGCTGCTCCGCAAATATCTTGTTATATTACAAACATTGCATATGATCGTGATAGAATGCAAAACCCCTATCACATTGATAAAAAACACATTAGAGAGCGACAGTTTGATGAAGCTACTCAGCAATACACAGGTGCGCCTGGACAATCACACACCATTGAAAGAATTATGCCCACACCATTTGAAATATCTTTTAGAGCAGATATTTTTACAACCAACACCGATCAAAAACTACAGATACTTGAACAGTTATTAGTACTGTTTAACCCTGCACTTGAATTACAAACCACAGACAACTTTTTAGATTGGACTTCGTTGTCATATGTAGAATTAACAAATGTAAACTATACTTCACGTGCAATACCGCAGGGAATTGCAGATGAAATTGATGTTGCTTCTTTAGATTTTTTAACACCAATTTGGTTGTCACCACCGGCAAAATTAAAGAAACTTGGTGTAATTGAAAAAATAATTATGAGCATTTATGATGAAGATGCTGGTGAAGTTGATGTCAACGGAATACTTGGTGAATCATTGATATCTCGACAAACTGTTACACCAGGAAATTATGCACTGCTTCTCATAGGCAACAGAATTACTTTATTGGGCGAACAAAAATCTAATATTTCAACTCATGCTTCGAACAGAGCAAACAAAGTTTTTGAATCTCAATCACAGTATGGATCAAAAATCAATTGGACCAAACTAGAAGCATTGTATTCAAAAACCATACAAAATGGTATATCTCAAATCAAATTACAGCAATCATCAACTAACATCAACGGAGATGATATTATTGTTGAAGTCACAGGCACAGTGGCCATCGACCCACAAGATGCTAACACACTGTTGTTCACTGTGGACTCAGATTCGGTGCCCACTAACACACTTGATGCTGTGGATGCCGTGATCAATCCACTTACATTTAATCCTGAGAATGCCACAACAGGCACAAGATATTTGATCACAGAAGATATAGGAAATAAAACAAACACAGATGGCAAAACAGCTACAGAAACAGACATTAGAGCATCAGACAATGATGGTGATCCTTCTGCAGATACAGTGCCAAATTTTGCTGAAGCATGGGGCACAACTATTGCATCTGCAAATGACATCATCGAAAAACAGGCATCAGGCACATGGTCCAGAGTGTTTGATGCTGATGCCAACACAGATCTATCAGACTCAACATATACCGCAGTGCAGTATGCGACAAATGTTACAACTGGTGTGCAGTACAAATGGTTGCCTGATGCAGGCTATTGGGTCAAATCATATGAAGGTTTTTACGAGCCAGGCTCTTGGTCTTTAGAATTTTAGAATATAAAATATTTGTATGAGTGAAATCACTGCCACAGGCTGTCTGTTTTATGCCAAGTCCACCAAACGATTCCTATTTCTCAATCGTTCTATCAAACAGAAGGGAACCTGGGGTATGGTGGGCGGCAAATCTGTAGCCACAGAAACCCCAT